TAGCAACTTATAGTAAGCTTCCTATTCCTGCTGAGTTCAAACAAATAACTGAAGCTGATTTAGTAACTATTCAACAGTTAAAGAAAATAGCATTTACACAATTCCAAAATCTAGCAACTGAATTTACTAACACATTGGCATCAGAAATTTATCAATCAACATTAGTTGGTAAACCTTTTGCAGATGTAGTAGATACTATTAGAGCAAAAATTAATGGAATATACCAACAAGCAGATACAGTTAAGCAACAAGAACTTGTGGACTTTATTCAGAAACAAAAAATCGCTGGTAAAACAAATACAGAAGATTTTAAAACAGCAGTAGATGAACTTAAACAAACTTATGGTTCTACTGTTACAGGAGATAACTTATCAGCTTATTCAGGACAAATAGTCCAAGATGCTTTAATGGGATTTGATGGACAGTTTGCAAAGTTTAGAGCAGATGAATTAGGATTAACTAAGTATATTTATTATGGAAGTATTATAAGAGATAGTAGAGATTTCTGCGTAGAACACGTAAACAAAGTATTTACAGAAGAAGAAGCTAGAGCATTATGGCAAAGAGAGTGGCAAGGTAAATCTGGTAGCGACCCATTCTTAGATAGAGGTGGATATAATTGTAGGCATCATTGGCAACCAGTAGATACTGATTGGGGTACTGTTAAAGAAGATGGTACTTTTGAATACACAATAGAATAGAACATTTTAGCAACATACTGTTGCAATTTTACAATTTCCTTGATAATTGAGAATAATAAACATATAGAAGGAGAACAAACAATGAACGACCAAGTAAAAAAAGAGTCGGTTGAGAACACAGCAACTCAAACAAATGCTGGAACAGAAGTTTCTACAAATCAAGAAGCTGAGAACAAAGTTTTTACTGCCGATCAGTTAGAACAAATAGTTCAAAGAAGATTAGACAGATATAAAAAATCTGTTTCTAATAAACTTGATGGAATAGACATTGATGAAGCTAAAAAGCTTATTCAAGAGAAAAAAGAAAAGGAACTTGAAATCGCTAAACAACGTGGTGAGTTTGATAAAGTTCTGAAGGAAACAGTATCAAAAAAGGATTCAAAAATTCAATCGTTGGAGTCTGAATTAAAAAGGATTCGTATAGACGAAACTTTAGTCAATGTAGCTAGTGGAATGAAAGCTGTAAAACCAGCAGAAGTTAAACAACTACTAAGATCAAATGTTAGACTAAACGATCAAGGTTCTACTGAAGTTATAAACGAAGATGGAACTCCTAGATATTCAGAAAAAGGCGACCCAATGTCAGTTAATGAATTGGTAGCCGAATATTTAAAAAACAATCCCCATCATGTTCTTGCAACACAAAGTGGTGCAGGTAGCAAAGGTCAGATTGGTGGTGCTACTCCAAAGCAAATAAATATTGGTGATCTTGATTTAAATAATCCAAACGACAGAAAATTATATTCTGAAATGAGGAAACAAAGAGATCAGGGTGTATTTAAAATGAAACTAACAACTAAACAAAACTAAAATAAAAACATGGCAAACGAAACAACAAGTTCAACTTTAAGTGAACTATTTACGAATATAACTCAAGAAGCTATATTCACATTCCAAGAGACTTCAGTAATGAGACCTCTTGTAACAACATACCCAATAGTTGGTTCAGGAAAAACAGTAGAAGTTCCTGTGTACCCAGCTATTACAGCATCAGCAGTAAACGAAGCTACTGATTTATCTAACACAGCAGTAAACCCAACATCACAAACTATCACAGCTAGTGAAGTTGGAGTTATGACAAGTTTGACGGATCTTGGTAGAGACGCAGCAGGTCGTAACGTAGGTGCTGACATCGGAAAATTATTCGGTGAAGCTATTGCTAAAAAAGTTGATACTGATTTAGTAAATAGATTTGTATCTTTTACAACAAACGAAGTGGGTGCTGCGGCAGTAGAATTAGATGCAGATCTAATTTTCAAAGCTGTTGCTAAACTAAGAATGTTGAATGTACCTGCCCCTTACTATGGTGTATTTCACCCTAGAGCAGTTTACAATCTAAAGAAAACATTAACTCAAGCTGGTTATAATACAAATGCAAACGCAATATCAGATATTGGAAATGAAATTTTAAGAAATAATTTCGTTGGTTCAGTAGCTGGTGTTCAAATATTTGAAAATGCAAATATTACTCCAGATGCTAGTGATGATGCTTATGGTGCAGTATTTCACCCAATCGCTTTAGGTCTAGCACTTAAAGAAGATTTCAAAGTGGAAACACAAAGAGATGCTTCTCTAAGAGCAACTGAAATCGTAGCAAGTATTACATACGGAACTGGTGCTGTTAAACAGGACTATGGTTGTGCAGTAATAACTGATACTACTATCTAATTAAGACAATCGGTGGGGTGTAAAAGCCCCACCAACTAATTATGAAACAGATAGACAGTCCAAAAACTATTCTACATTTTAAGAATAAGGATTATGTTTATCGCTATGTGTTAGTTGATAGATTTAAAAATACATCAACAATACATTATGGTTTTGACAAAGAACTAGAGAGAACTGAAGCAGAAATATTTGCTAAAGTAACTCCTAGAAAATTAAGAAGAAAATATATTATAAAGGATTAACATGGCAAATTTTTCAGTAGACGCAGATTTAACATTTTACCAACCAGATATTTTAACTTTTGGAATAGCAAGTTTTACTTCTCCAAATGATTACCACGCACAAGCAAGAGCAGATATTGAAAGAGATTTAAGAATAAAATGGTTCTCAGTTTATCAAAAAGAAACTTATAGAGATATTGCAATCCTAAACACAACTGAAATGGACGCAACATTACTAACTGATGCACAATTTAAAAGAGCAAGTGTTTATAGAGTAATTGGTTTTTATGCTTGTCCACAATTAACTAAATTTAATTCAAACGATAACCCTGATAGATTCCAAGTTATGATGAAACACTACCAACAACTTTATGCTTCAGAATTTGAATTGATATTAAGAGATGGTGTTGAGTATGATGCTGACAATTCTAATACAATCGCTGATGCAGAAAAAGAACCTTATCATAGACTTAAACTAATTAGATGAAATTAACTGTTGAAGATAATTCATTACAAGTTGCTAAGAACTTTGAAAAACAAGTAAGAGAACAACCACAAATAGTTAAGACAGCATTAGGTAGAACTGCTGAGTTCTTAATGGGTATTATTAAACAAAGAACTACTAAAGGCATGAATGCAGATGGTAATTCATTTCCACCATACACAGAAGCTTATAAAACATTTAGACAAAATGCTGGGCGACAAACACAATTCCCTGATTTAACTTTTTCAGGACAAATGCTATCTAATATTATACAGAAGTCATCACCAACAGAAGCAATTATTTACTTTGCTAACAAATTTCAAAACACTAAAGCACTAGGCAATCAAAAGAAAAGAAAGTTCTTCGCTATTGGTGCAAGAGAAATAAAACCTATTATGAATGTATTTATGAGAGAATATAATAAACTTAGCAAGATATGAGTAAAAGAGAAGATATAGCATCTAATATAGTAACAGCAATTTCAACTGGTACATCTCCTATAACTTTAAAGAAAGTTACTAGAGAACCATTTAACGTAGATGAGTTATCTGAACAACAATATCCAGCTTGTTTCGTACAATCAGGAAATGAAACTAGATCAGATCAAACAATAAGTTTTACTAGTGCATTAAGAGAAGCAGTAGCAGATTATGTAATCGTTGGTTATGTTAAAGGAACTCCAACAAATATTGACACAAAAAGAAACGAATTAATTACAACGATTGAAACTAGACTAAATTCTGATAGAACACGTGGTGGGTTCGCAAAACAAACTCAAGTAGTAGAAGTATCTACTGATGAGGGTGTCTTGTTCCCAGTTGGTGGTATCAGAATGGTTGTGCGAGTTATGTATCAATACACTTCTGGCACTCCCTAATATAAACAAACAAGGAAACAAATATGGCAACACATACTGGCTCAGAAGGAAACATTAAAATTGGTTCAACTATTTTGGGCGAATTAAGAAGTTACACTTTAGAATCTACATCAGATACTATTGAAGATACTTCATTAGGTGATACTAGCAGAACTTTCAAAACTGGATTAAAAGGTTTTTCAGGTTCAGCAAGTTTATTTTTTGACGAAGCAGATGCAGGACAATTATTAGTAACTGCTGGTTCATCAATAACTATAAACGTATCGCCAGAAGGTTCATCAACTGGAGATAAATATTTTTCTGGTTCTGCAATCGTAACTGGTTATAATCTAAGTGCATCTTTTGATGGAATGGTAGAAGCAGAAATGACATTTACTGGAAATGGTGAATTGACAGTTGGAACACACGGCTAATTAACATAAAAGGAAGAATATGAACGTAATAGATAGAGTGAAGGCACAATTTGAATCTTTAGGTATTAAAAAGATTGAGGTTGCTGAGTGGGGCGAGGAAGGCAAACCTTTAATAATATATTGCTCACCATTTACACTTGGTGAAAAAAGAAACCTATTTAAAGGTGCTAAGAATGATGATCTAGGAGTATTAGTAGATGCAATCGTTTTAAAAGCCAAAGACTCAGAAGGAAATAAAATATTTAAACTAGATGACAAGCTAACATTATTGAATAATGCTGATGCAAATGTTATAGCTAGAGTAGCAACAGAAATGTTAGCTGGTGTTTCTTACGAGGAAGCTGAAAAAAAGTAAGATTTGATTCGGAGTTGTATTCCATACTTGCTTTGGGTCAAGAATTAAAACTAAGTATGGAAGAAATCTTGTGTTTTACTCAAGATGAATTTTATTATTGGATAGCTTACTTTAAAGTGAAGGCAGAACGAGAGAAACAACAATATGGCAGATCAGCAACTAAATATAAGACTTAATGTTATAGACAATGCTTCAAAAGCTTTTGATTCCCTTAAAGGTTCAATATTTAATTTACGAAACGCATTAATAGGATTAGGAACTGGAGTAGCTTTCAAATCATTAGTTGATATTGGAAAACAAGCTGAACAAGCCAAAGCTAGATTAGCTTCATTAACTGGTAGCACTACACAGGGTAGTAGAGCATTTGACCAATTCACTAAATTTGCCATTGATGCAAAAGTACCATTAGAAGAAGTTATAGCTTCATCAAGAAAATTAATTGCTTTAGGAAGTTCACCAGAAAGATTAGCAAAAAATTTAGAAATAATTTCTAATATATCAGCACAAACTGGATTATCTTTTGAAACAACAGTAGATCAATTCGGAAAAGCAACTACAAAAGGTTTAAATAACGCAAGATTATTTGCAGATGAAAATATAAGAATATTATTAGGAATACCTAAGGGACTAGAAGTAAGTGGTAGAGATTCATTGAGATTGTTTGAAAGAGATTTTTCTTCAGGTGGAAGATTTGGTCAAGCTAATAAAAATATAAAAGATACATTATCAGGAACTATTATAGGTTTGCGAAATATATTTTTCTTATTTGCTAGTCAAATAACAACTGGTTTTTTTGGTGTATTAAAAAAACAATTAGGAGATTTAGAAGTTTTTTTTAATAATAATAAAAAATCAATAGCTGATTTTGCTAATAGCATTGGAACTATTTTAGGCGAAGCAGTTGTTTTAGCTGGTAAAGGTTTAAAGATTTTATATGATAATGCAAATTTACTAATAGGATTATTTGTTGGAAATTTAGTTTTAAAAGCTATTGATTCAGTAAGACTTTTAACAGTAGCTTTATTTGGTTTGGCTACTGTAATGGTTGCTAATCCAATAGGTGCATCAATAACTTTAATAGCTGGTGCAATATTATTAATTGCTACTAATTCTGAAAAAGCATCAAAAGGTCTTGATAATTTTAAAAAAAAATTAAAAGAAATACAAGATAGAAGCGACCCTTCTCAATTCAATGAAGTTGCAGAAGGATTAAATAATGTATTAGGAGTTGGAACACAACCTATTGCAGAAAGCATGAAAGAAATAAATTCAAGCTTTGAAGATTTTTTAGGTAATATAGAACAAACTTCAGGTTTAGAAGAAACAGATTCATTTTTAGAAAGAGTATTAGGTAAATTTGAGGAGTTAAACGAAGTATCAAAAGATGTAGCCACAAGTGTTGCAGAAGGAATGAATAGAGCAATAGAAGGATTTTCTAAAGGTGTTGCTGAATCAATAGTTTTAGGAAAATCTTTACAGGGTACTTTAAAAGGAGTTGCACAAACTATTTTAATAGAAATTATTTCTGCTCAATTAAAAGAGATAGCTATACTTATATCTAAACTAGCTGTTGAAAAAGCTATATTAGCAGTTAAAACTGCACAAGCATCTGTTGGTGGTGGTGGTGGAAGTTTTTTTGGTTCTCTATTAAAAATTGGTGCTAGTTTCTTAGGTGGTGGTGGAGATATAACTGCTACACAAGGTTCATTTGCAGAAGGTGGTTCTGTTAGAGGTGGTATGCCAATTACAGTTGGAGAAAGAGGTAGAGAATTATTTGTACCAAATACAAATGGAACTATTATACCTAATCACGATTTAGGTAGTGGAATGAATATAACATTTAATATTCAAGCAAATGATGTTAGAGGTATTAAAGAATTATTAATTGATAATAGAGCAACTATAATTAACTTAGTTAATCAAGGTGCTAATCAAAAAGGAAAGTCTAAT